AATAATGAAAAATATTGTGGTAAATTATTAGTATTTAAAGCTAATAAACAATTTTCAATGCATTATCATATGTTAAAAGATGAAGCATGGTATATTAATAAAGGAGAATTTGAATATAAATATATTGACACAGAAACTTCAGAATTAAGGTCTAAAATAGTTAGAGAAGGAGATTGTATTCATTTAATTCCAGGACAACCTCACCAAATGTTGGCTTTGCAAGAAGGAAGTTGTATATTCGAGGTATCAACACAACACTTTGATAGTGATAGTTATAGGATTTTACCTGGGGCATCACAAGATGAAAATAATAATGAAGATTTACCATTTTAAATATGGAAAGAAACGGAAAACAGTTTTATACAGTTGGGGGAAAATTAATTGATATTTCAAATTGGAATATTAGTGGAAGTATTGCTGACTTTGAAAAAAATTATGGCTGGGAAGGTGCAATGGCTTATGGAAATTTAGTTCATGATGAATTAAACCAACATGGTCCAGGAATCCAACCAGGAGATGTATATTTAGACTTGGGGGCAAATATAGGTATGTCGGCTTTAAGAGCTGAATTGTGTGGTGCCTCTAAATTATATTGCATTGAACCAGATCCGGGTGTATATAAAGCTTTAGAAATAAATAAATCAGATAAATGGGAAACATTTAATTTAGCAATTGCTGATTATGATGGAGAAATAAATATACCTAGATGGCCTAATTGGAGAGATAATGTTTTACGTTCTTGTATTACTTTAGAAAATTTTATTTATTCTAATAAAATCCCACACATTGATTATATGAAAGTAGATATTGAAGGACATGAAATTCAAATTATGCCTCAAATTACTAAAGCAATATACAGTAAAATTTCTAAAATATTTGTAGAATATCATGAGGACACTACAATTTCTAATGAAGAAAGAGATACAAATAGATTAAAATTTATTAAATCAATCAAATCAAAAGGTTATAATAATTTTCATGTTCATCTTGGATGGGCTCAAAGTTGGTTGTATTTTTGGAAATAAATAATAAGTTATGAAAATAGGTTTTTGTGGAACAATGTCAGTAGGTAAAACAACTTTAGTTAATGCTTTAGCTGAATTATCTGAATTTAAAGATTATAAGTCAACAACAGAACGATCTAAATATTTAATGGGGTTAGGTATTCCTTTAAATACTGATTCTACAGTTAAAGGTCAAGCTGTATTTTTAGCTGAAAGAGCTAGTGAATTAATGAATGATAATATTATTACTGATAGAACTATTATTGATGTAATGGCGTTTGCTAAATGTTCTAAATCAATGAATTATATAGAAGCAAATGATTTTTGTCATTTTGCAAGTAATATGTTAAATGAGTATGATTATATATTTTATGTATCTCCTGAAGGTGTTGACATAGAAAATAATGGAGTTAGAGAAACTAATGCAGATTATAGAAAACAAATTGATGAGGCAATTCAACTATTAATTATTAAATATAGGCATAAAATTAAAAATTTAGTTGAAATTAAAGGATCAACAAAAGAGCGTATAAAATCAGTTAAACTATCAGTCCTTTCGTGATATTTATAACCAAAATACTCTTAAAATGAAAAAATCTGAATTAAAGGCATCAATAAAAGAAGAAATAATTGAAATATTATCTGAAGCAGAAACAGCAGATGATATTAGTGATAAAGCAAAGGCACAAGCTGAATTAAATAAGGAATTAGAAAAAACTAAAGAACTTACTTCAGAAGCAGATGATGATGAACCTACAACATCACAATTAAAAGGTGACTCTGTATCTAAATTAGGTACTAAATTACAACAAACAACAGCAGAAATGAAACGAGTAGTTAAAAAATGGAAAGATGCTGAAGGTGCTGAAAAAGTTAAATTAACTGATAGATTAAGAGAATTAACAAAAATTAAAAAAGAGATAGAATCTCTACTACAATAAAGTTATGAAAAACATTTGGAAAATTATTTTAGCAATTGGAGGAACAATTGCAGGTATATTAGCTATATTTGCTTCTTCAAAATCCAACCAAAGTAAAAAAGAATTTAATAAACGAGTTAAAGCTAATAATAATAAATTAGATTTTATTACAAATCAATCTGCTGGAGTAGAAAAAAAGAAAAAAGCTACAAAAGCAAAAATTAAAAAAACATCTACTAAAATTAAATCAACAAAATCAAAAGTAAAAAGTACTAAAAATGCTAAAAATACAGTAGATAGTTTTGAAAAGAAGTACAGAAAAAAATAACATGAAAAATATATTGTTAATTTTATTAACGATTATAACATTTAATTGTTATAGTCAGTCTACAGTTGAAATTCCTCAAGATGAACTAGAAGAATTTTTTTTAGCTATTGATACCCTTAAACAACAAGATTCAGTTAAATCAGTTTTAATAACAGATTTAGAACTTCAAATAAAAAATTATACATTATTATCACAGCAAGATAGTTTAATTCTTAATTATAGATCTCAAGAAATTACTTTACTAAAAGATCAAATTAAATTATATGATAATAGGTTAAATCAAGTAGATAAATGGTATAAAAAACCTTGGGTGGGTGTAGTAGGAGGAGTTGTAGGTACACTATTTACAATTCATATAATAGATTACTCATTACCTAAATAATGGCTGAGGATATAAAAAAAATAATAAGACAAGAATATTTAAAATGTGCTAAAGATCCTGCTCATTTTATGAAAAAATACTGTTTTATTCAACACCCACAAAGAGGTAGAATACAATTTGGTTTATATCCATTTCAAGAAAAAGCATTACATTTATTTAGAGATAACCCATACTCAATTATTCTTAAGTCTAGACAGTTAGGTATATCAACTCTATCAGCTGGTTATTCTTTGTGGTTAATGTTATTTCATAAAGATAAAAATGTATTATGTATTGCAACTAAGCAGGAAACAGCACGTAACATGGTTACTAAGGTTAAGTTTATGTATGATAACTTACCTTCATGGTTATCAATTAAAGCTGATGAAAATAATAAATTATCATTAAGATTAAGTAATGGATCAATAATTAAAGCAACATCAGCAAGTAGTGATGCTGGTAGATCAGAAGCAGTATCCTTACTATTAATTGATGAGGCTGCCTTTATTGATAATATTGGAGAAATTTGGGCATCATCACAGCAAACATTAGCTACAGGGGGTGGGGCTATAGTATTAAGTACACCTTATGGTACTGGGAATTGGTTCCATAAAACATGGGTTAACGCTGAATCAGGTGAAAATCAATTCTTACCAATTAAATTACCATGGTGGGTTCACCCCGAAAGAAATCAAGAATGGAGAGATGAACAAGATTCATTATTAGGTGATCCTAGATTAGCAGCACAAGAATGTGATTGTGATTTTAGTACCTCAGGTGATATAGTATTTTACTCTGAATGGATTGATTTCTTAAAAGAAACAACTATAAAAGATCCAATGGAAAGAAGAGGTGTAGATCAAAATTTATGGATTTGGGAAGCAGCTGACTATTCTAGAGAATATATGGTTACAGCTGATGTAGCTAGAGGTGATGGTAAAGATTTTTCAGCATGTCATGTAATGGATATAGCAACAAACACACAAGTAGCAGAATATAAAGGACAAATGCCACCCAAAGAATTTGGATATTTTTTAACTGGTTTAGCTACAGAATTTAATAACGCAATGTTAGTAGTTGAAAATGCTAATATAGGTTGGGCAACATTAGATGCAGTTAGAGAAAGAGGATATAGAAACTTATATCAGTCTCCAAAATCAGATGCATTAACCGCAGAATCTTTTTTAAGAGTATATGAAGGCAATTCAGAGATGGTACCTGGTTTTACAATGTCAATGAAAACTAGACCACTTTGTATCAATAAATTTAGAGAATTTGTTGGTGATAAATCAGTAACTATACGTTCAAAGCGTTTACTTGAAGAAATGAAAGTGTTTGTTTGGAAAAACGGAAGGCCAGAAGCCCAAACAGGCTACAACGATGACTTGGTTATGTCATTTGGGATTGGTATGTTTCTACGAGACACGTCGTTAAAATTTCAACAACAAAGTTTAGATATGGCAAGAGCAGCATTAGGAGGAATTAAAAGTAATAGAGCTAGTCAAACAGGGGCATACACTGGTTTAGGAAGAGAAATTGCAAACCCATATAAAGTAGAAATAGATGGAAAGCCTCATGACATAAAATGGTTATTAGGGTAATAAATATTATATTTATAAATAAATAAAACATGGCAGATACAGGTTTATTTTCAAGATTAAGAAGATTATTTTCTACAGACGTAATTATTCGTAATGTAGGAGGTGCTCAATTAAAAGTTTTTGATGTTAATAAAATACAACAATCAGGGGAGATTGAAACAAATACATTAGTAGATAGATTTAATAGAATTTATTCTAATTCATCAACATCCTTATGGGGCCAACAATCCCATTTTAATTATCAATACTTAAGACCACAACTATATTCAGAGTATGATGCAATGGATACAGATGCAATTGTAGCATCAGCATTAGATATTATAGCTGATGAATCTACTCTTAAAAACGATATGGGAGAAGTATTACAAATTAAATCCCCAGATGAAGATATACAAAAAATACTTTATAATTTATTTTATGATGTATTAAATATAGAATTTAATCTTTGGCCTTGGGTTAGAAATTTAGCTAAATATGGTGATTTTTTCCTTAAATTAGAAATAGCAGAAAAATATGGTGTTTATAATGTAATACCTTATACTGCGTTTCATATTGAAAGAATGGAAGGTTTAGATCAAGAAAACCCAACTGAAGTAAAATTTAGATTTTCTCCAGATGGTGTTTCTGCTTCTGATTATGGTTATTATAATGTACCTAATACTGGAACATTTGAAAATGCTATTATATTTGATAATTATGAAATGGCTCATTTTAGATTATTAACAAATATGAATTTTTTACCTTATGGTAGATCATATATTGAGCCAGCTAGAAAATTATTTAAACAATATGTGTTAATGGAAGATGCTATGTTAATCCATAGAATTGTTCGTGCACCAGAAAAACGTATTTTCTATATGAACGTTGGAGCAATACCTCCAAATGAAGTAGATGCGTTTATGGAAAAAACATTAAGTAAACTTAAACGTACTCCTCACGTAGATGAAAAAACAGGTGAGTACAATTTAAGATACAACATGCAAAACCTACTTGAAGATTATTACATACCAGTTAGAGGTAATGATGCAAGTACTAAAATTGAAAGTGCTAATGGTTTACAGTGGGATGGTATTGCTGATGTTGAGTATTTAAGAGATAAATTATTTGCTGCTCTTAAAGTGCCTAAAGCCTTTATGGGTTATGATGAAAACACAGACGGTAAAGCTACATTAGCAGCCCAAGATATTAGATTTGCTCGTACAATTGAAAGAATACAAAGAATTGTAGTTTCGGAATTATATAAAATAGCATTAGTTCATTTATATACTCAAGGTTATAAAGATGAACAATTAGCTAATTTTGAATTATCATTAACTACTCCATCTATTATTTATGATCAAGAAAGAGTAGCATTAATGAAAGAAAAAATGGATTTAGCTGCTCAAATGGTTGAAACAAATATATTCCCAACTGATTTTATTTATGATCATTTATTCCATTTAAGTGAAGATCAATATGATGACTTTAGAGATTTAATTAGAGAAGATGCTAAACGTAAGTTTAGAATTACTCAAATTGAAGCTGAAGGTAATGACCCAGTTGAAACAGGTCAATCATATGGTACACCTCATGATTTAGCTTCACTATATGGTAAAGGAAGAATGTATTCAAACCCAGGTGATACCCCAGAACCAAATGATAAAGGTCAATATATAGGAGATAGAAAAACTCCATTAGGTAGACCTAAAGAAAAAGCATCTAAACGAAATACTCAAGATGATAATTTCGGTAAAGATAGATTAGGTACTAAAGGTATGAAAAGAGATTATAATGATCCTAAAAAAAGTTCTTTAGCATTAGAAAGTAATGCTGAGTTTGCTAAGCATCAATCTATGTTAAAATCAATTTCTAAAAAGAAAAAGTTGGTATTTGAGCAAAATAACGCAGAAAGTTCGTTACTTGATGAATCAAACATTAAGGAACAGTAATTTTAGTATATTTATAAAAAAATAAGTATTGATGTATATAAAACATTCAAAATTCAGGAATACGGGTATTTTATTTGAAGTAGTAGTTAGAAAAATTACTTCAGAGACTCTATCAGGTAAAGATTCCCCCGCAATTAACATATTAAAAAAACATTTTGTTAATACAGAGTTAGGTAAAGAGTATAAATTGTATGAAACTACATTTAGATCTAAAAATTTAAATGATAGTAAGGCAAATACTATTTTAAATACAGTATTAGAACAATCTAAAAAGCTTAATAGAAGTAGGATTAGAAAAGAAAAATACAATTTAATAAGTGAGCTAAAATTGCATTATAATGTAGAAGATTTATTTAAAACCAAAATGAATGATTATAAAGCACAAGCATCACTTTATACTTTATTAGAAGCTTATAATACAGATAAACTAATAGATCCTAATCAAATTATAGATAATAAAGTAACTTTATTAGAATATTTAACATCTAAAGATGTAAATAGAAATAACGTAAAAGATGATATCATATCAGAATTTAAATCTCAAGATAAAGATATTCGTACATTAACATATCATGTAATGTTAGAAAAATTTAATGAAAAATATGATGAGTTAAATTTAAAACAAAAATCAATACTTAAAGAATTTATTGAGTCTGTAGATAATACATCTAGGTTAAAAGAATTTTATAATAATGAAGTTAAAATAATTAAAGAATCAATTAAATCTTCAATATCCAAAGTTAAAAGTGAAGTTGTTAAAATTAAATTAAATGAAGTTTCTTCTTTAATTAAAGAATTAGATAAAAGAACTATTATTAAAAGTGATCATTTAGTTGATTTGTTACAATATCATTCATTATTAGAAGAATTAAATACAGCTCATGGATAGAACTAAAATAATTAATAAAGTAATTAAAGAAATCCTATCAGAAGCTCCTGGAGATGATTTACCTAAAGTTGATAAAAGTGGTAAATCAAAAGTAGGAGATGTTAAAATTAGTAATGGTATAAAATCAACTATTACTAATATAGATAAAGAAACAGGAGCAATTAAGTGGGATATAGCTTATTTACCTAATTTTGATAAATTATTTGATGATGTAACTGATTTAGTGGGCACAGCAAAAGGTGTTTATACTAAAGCAAAAGGAGATGATGTATTAAGGGTAATATATGATGAAGCTCGTGTATTAAGAAATAAAATTCGTACACATATTAGAAATGAATATCCTGAAGAATATAGAAGGATAACAATGAATGAAGGTGAATTAGAAGAAATGTCTACAACAGGTGGTGGAGCTGGATCAGCTACATTTACACCAGGTACAGGAATGCAGTATGCAACACCATATGCATTTAAAAGAGTTAAAAAGAAAAAAGAAGAAGTTAAAGAAAATTTAAAAGATTATATAAAAATATCTGAACCAAGTTTTAGGAAAGATAAAAATAATCCTAATTTCTTATCTGGGTATATAAAGTATGATACTGGAGGTGGTTCATCTATGGCATTAGGTAAAGAAACAATGTCAGGTCAAATCAGAAGATTAAGTTCAGCTGAAGCTGTAAGACAAATGGATAATATAGCTAAAAAGCTTAATGATAGTTTTGATATAGAAGATATTGAAGTAACAGATTTAGAAAATGGTGTAGTTGAATTATTTGCTGTATCAGATGATTTTATAGATATGGATCCAAGATCTGAATTAAGTATGGCTTTATTAGAAGTAGATGAAAAATGGGATAAGATTGCAAGAGATGAGTATGGCAAACCTTGGATGGAATTAAGTATTGCCCAAAAGCAAGAGATGCTAAGTTATGCGAA